TTCGGCTGCTTGCCGCCCCACTTGGAGCTGATGCCCTCCTGGATCGCGGCGTCGGTGGCCTTTTTGATCTTGGCGATCGTGGCCTTGTCCGTCTTGGGGATCAGCAGGCAGACGCTGTATTTGGCATCCTGGCCATCGCTGAAGCTCCTGCTCTTGAAGATGTTGACGTAGCTTAATCTGACTTTTCCGGTAATAACTTTGTTGCTCACTTCTTAGTCCTCCTCTGTTTCCTTTCCAAATAACTCTTTTTCAACCCTTGCTGCTATCACGGTGCCGTAAAGTGCTATGACTGCGCTTTCTCCAGTCTCGAGCTTCCTGATCGCGTCCGCTGTCAGCTCCGCCACACAGTCGAAGGCCTTCTTCCGGTACTCGTCCCGGGTGATCGTGATCTGGTTCATTTAGTCCTCCTTTGCGAAGTCCGCCTTCGCGCTCTCTGCCGTGTTAATCTCTTCTCTCCTGTCGCTCTCAGGGACCAGGACCGGCTTGCCTGCCGGCTTGACGATCAGATCCCCGAGGAGCACCGCCATCTGCTTCTTACCGACAATCTTCTCCATCGCCGTGATGCCGTAGAGCTTGCGCTCATACAGCGCAGCCTCTGGATATCCCGCTTTCTGCAGCGCCTCGGCGACTTTCAGCTCATCGGCGTATTTCCGGACGCTTCTGCCTTCCACGAGCTTCCAGCCCTCAAAATGCTCGCCTGCGAGGGCCTGCTGCAGTGCGTAGTCCTGGACATCCGCCGCCCATTTCTGAAGAGCCTCAGCGCGTGCCAGCACGTCGCCGATCTCCTCCGGGCTCAGCAGGTCGGGCCCCACGAACTCATACCGCGCCAGCTCCAGCTGCTCCTCCGCTCTCGTCCTGCAGACGGCCTTGGCCGGGCACCACCGGCACCAGTCGCCGGAGTGCGTCGGCGCGTCCTTGCCGAGTGCCAGCTTCGCCGCCGGCTTAACAACTTCCTCCGCCCAGGTCCGCAGATCGGACAGGGAGAGCTCCTCGCTGCTGATGTGGTCGAGCCTCGGCTGGATGATCGTCATTCTGACCCTTGAAAAGTCGTAGATATCGCCGAAGAGGGCCGCCGCTCCGAGGCCGTAGAGCCTCAGCTGCGGGTTGCCGGGAGCCTCCACCTTGACGCCCTTGCCGTATTTGAGATCGATGACCTCGATGGTGCTGCCTCCGATGATGACCGCGTCGGAAGTCCCGAAGCCCTTGGGGATCCAGGGCTCGAGCTGAAAATGCTGCTCGACCATGAGCTCCGCGTCATCCTCTCCGAGGGCCGCCAGCTCTTCCCGGACCACGCCGGCGTAGAAGTCTGTCGCCTCGTCCATCTCTCCGCACCAGTATTTACCGGCATCGAGCTCCAGCTCGGCCCTTAGGCCCTTGCTGTACTCCTCCGAGCTGATCTCGCCCGCATCCCTCAGGAGCTTGAGCTCTGCGACCGCGTGGGCGAGTGTCCCCTCGTCCGCATAATCGGAGGATCCCGCCGGAGGGCACTGATCGGAGAGCCGGATGCTGCCCGGGCAGTTAATCCACCGCTCCGCCGCGCTGGGCGATAGTTTTGCGTGTGATTTAGGCATTATTGAGCGCCTCCTCCGCCTTCTTCTTGAGATCCGGCAGGAGCTCCAGCGGGACGTCCGTCAGGCGCTTGTAGCCGGTTGCGGCGATCAGCTGCTTGGCCGGGTTGCCGGTCTGCATTTTGTTCAGTGTGGCGAGCATCTTCCGCACCTCTACGCGGAGGCTCTCGTCGATTTTCTGCGGCTTTTCCGGAGCTCTGGCAGGTTCTTCCGTCTTTTCGTCTTTAGGCTCTTCCTGGGCCATTTTGGGCCCCTCCTGAGCCTCTGGGAGCTTTGCTGTCTCGTAGGCGAGCTTGTCCATGTTGAGCCTCAGCTCCTTCTCCTTTGCGGCCTGCATGGCCTCGTCGCTGTAGTGCGTGATCGTGGACCTGAGGGATCCGTCGACCATCGTGTGCCGGAGGAACTCCTCCATGCTGTCGTAAACTACTGTGATTTTCATCTTTTACCTCCTAAAATTTGTTACTTTTCCGTTGCTTCGAGCATCCCCGCGAGGCCGCCCATGATCATCCCGCCGGCCATCCAGCAGGTAAACGCCAGACCGCTCTCGGTTATCACAGGGACCGCCACAAACGCCGTGACGATCATCATCATGCCGATCAGGAAAAAGATCTTAGCCATCATCTTCCTCTTTTCCTCCTTCCTCTCTTATTGATCTCCTGACCGCGTTGAGGATCGCCTCCGCGAGCGGGTCCAAGTATGTTGATGTTTCCATTTTTGCCCCCTCATAGACACGTATCGTGTCACTCTTCGGCATAAAAAAGAGACCCCACGCTGACGCCGTAATAGTCAGCCAGCGCGATCTTGATCTCGTCGGTTGGGATCGCCTTCCCGCTCTCGTATAGTGAGATCATCGAGCGGTCGATGTTTATGCTATTCGCGACTTCTTCCTGCGTGCGGTCAAAGCCGCGCAGCTCTCGGAGCCGTCGCCCGATTTTTACTGCGTCCATTCCCTTCTCCTCCTCCTTTCCGTAGTTGTAGCACTCTGGCACCCAGTCATCGCGGAAGCCGCAGGTCCGCCCGTGCATACAGTCGTCACACTTTCCCATCTTTTACCTCCTTCAATAACCGGCTCGACACGCTTCGTGTCTCAGCAATGTCTATAATAACTTACGACACGTTAAGTGTCAACACATTTTGTGTCTTTTTCTCAAAAATTGTGTATACTATAGGAGGAGGACAAAATCATGATGAAAAAACAGTTCGCCGACAGATTAATCAGCCTTAGACAGGAAAAGAAAATCTCCCAGGATGAATTTGCGAAGCGCCTCGGCATATCCAGGAGCGCGATCGGTATGTATGAGCAAGGCCGAAGGGAGCCAGACTTTGAGACGATGGACAACATCGCACAGTTTTTTAATGTTTCTTATGATTACCTGCTCGGATCCTCGAATGAGCGCGGATCTTATAGGGGCAGACAGGACGAGGACCTTGCCGATCTCGGCAACCGTCTGAGCCCTGAGGAGTTTGCTCTGCTGACCGCGTTCCGGAGCGCGGACCGTGAGCTCAAGGCGAGGATCCTCGCCATGCTGGGAGTGAGATGATATGAAAGCCGTAATATACGCACGATATAGTGAAGGGCCTAGGCAGACCGACCAGTCGATCGAGGGCCAGGTGGCAGACTGTAAGGCGTTCGCGGCCCAGAAGGGCCTCGACGTCATCGGCCTCTATGCCGACAGACACGTCAGCGGAAAGAGCATCGAGGGCCGTGACGAGTTCCAGCGGATGATCCGCGACGCGGAAAAAGGGAAATTTGACGCCATTATCGTCTGGAAGGTCGACCGCTTCGGGCGGAGCCGCGAGGACATCGCCGTCAACAAGATCCGGCTCCGGAAGGCCGGCGTTACATTGATGTACGCCCGCGAGAGCATCCCGGACGGCCCGGAGGGGATCCTCCTGGAGAGCCTGATGGAAGGCCTCGCCGAGTATTACTCGGCAGACCTGCGCCAGAAGATCATCCGGGGCCAGAAAGAGAGCGCGAAGAAGGGACGCTTCCCTGCCGGCAAGCTCCCGATCGGATACCGCCGCGGGGAGGACGGTAAGATTGAGCCGGATCCTGACCGCGCTCCCGTCATCCGGAAGCTCTTCGAGCTGCAGGCGGCCGGCGCGACGCTGGCGGAGGAGCAGCAGCTCCTCAGCCGTTACGGGATCCCGTCCGCGAAGTCGTCGATCTGGCGGATCGTGAGAAATGAAAAATACCTGGGCCGCTTTGAGATCCATGGGATCACGGTCCCCGCCGAGGCGATTGTCTCGGAGGAGCTTTTCCGTAAGGCCTCAGGCCACTACGGCGTCAGCAGGAGGCGGTCAAAAATGCGTTATTTGCTTAGCTGTAAGTGCCATTGCGGCAAGTGTGGCAAAATCCTCCAGGGCATGACCGGGACCGGGAAATTAGGCAAAAAATACCACTATTATCGGTGCCCTGACGGGTGCATCCCGGCCATCGGCAAGGACGAGCTGGAGGAGCTGGTGGTCGATGTGGCCCGCCGTGAGATCCTGACGGACGAGATGATAGGCCAGATCACCCGGCGGGTGATGGAGATCCAGACCGTGCAGCTCTCCGGAGGCGATGCCGCCCTCCTGGAGAAAAAACTCGCGGACCTGCGCCGCCGGCAGTCGAACGTCGCGAAGGCGATCGAGGAGGGAGCTCCGGGCATGGCGGAGCGGCTTCGGGAGATCGCAGCGGAGGCGTCGGAGACGGAAGTCGAGCTCGCGAAGGCAAGACTCTCCCGGGAGATCATCCCGGAGGAGCTGATCCGGAGCTGGCTCGTCTCTTTCCGGGAAGGCGATGCCTCGGATCCTGACGTGCGCCGCCGGCTCCTGGACACGTTCGTTCAGGACGTCATCGTTGACGTTGATGATATCACCATTTCCTTTAATTCCAGGGACTCCAAGGGTGTTCGCGTTCCGTCCCACGAAGCGCACTATCGAGACCTACGCGAACACTCGCCGACGATCCTCGGCGACGTCATCATCGTCCGCGTAAAACGAAAAAAGGCCCCGCGGCACTAGGCTGCAGGGCTTTTTTTTGTTATATGAGCAGGCTCTCAATGTACTCGCCGATGCTGAGGTTATTGTAGGCCGCGGATCTTTTGGCCTGCTCCCACTTGGCCGCGTTTACCGAGATCGTGACGGCTATCTTAGCGCCGTCGTCCTCGATGGATCCGAAGATCTGCTCGTACTCATCGCCGTCCAGATGCTCTTCGGCCCACTTCTGCGCCTCGCCGTAACTCATCGGCAGGATCCGCTCCCCTCCGCTCCACTCGTTCGTCCCGATCGTCCTGGCATATCTGGTCATCGGGCCGCCGACGCCGTGGATGAAATACTCGCCCGTTTTCTTCTGGTAGAGCGTCTCTTCGAACCAGTGGAAATCCCTCACGTCCGCGATGTTGCTGTAAGAGGCGAGCTCCTTCGCTGTGTCTGTGCTGTACATTTTGCCGTTGATCACCTTTTTCATTTTGTTCCTCCTTAGTCTTCGATTTCTGCGAGGGTCTTTACCGCCTCGAGGAGTGTGTGGTTATCGCTGTAGGCCTTGCCGGTCTTAACATCGATAAATGTCTTAGCTGCTTTCATCCGGCGGGCTTCACAGTTCGAGATACTTGCGCCGTTGAACTCTGCACTCCGGACGTTTCCGGTGTTGTAATAGGAGCAGATCAGTCCGAGCTGTCCGGCGTTGATGTAAAGCCTGTCATAATTGCCCTTTGTCCATCTCTTGAAGCCCTTCGTTTCGAGTTCTGCGATTCTTGCGTCTGTCATTGCTTTGTCCTCCGATCTGTGTGGTGTTGTCCTTTGATGAGTTTATTGTAACTCTATATTTATTGTATGTCAACATAAAATTGATTTTATTTAAACTATTTTTCCTTGACATGAAAAAGAGCCCCGCGGCACTAGGCTGCGGGGCTTTTTCTCTATCCGGGCGGGTTTTGCACGCATATGGTAGCGACCAATTTTATGGAGTTGAGTGAATCACGTAAGGGGGCTCCTCCTTCCTTATTATAAATGCAAACAATTTGTTACATCCGCCCGGCATGGATCAAATATAAAAAGCGCCCCCGCGGGAGGTATGCACGGGAGCGCCAAAACCGCGACGCCCGCGGGCATCATTGCGATTTTGTCAGGGTGTAATTGCTTTGCGATAGTAGGCGATCCCCCAGATCGGGAAGGTGATGATCACCAAGATCCACCAGATCACCGTTACAAACAGCACTAATCGTTGAATAAGGCGTACCATGTCTTGCTCCCTACGATACCGTCACAGATAAGGCCTCTGCTCCTCTGGAAGGCAAGGACCTGCCTCCGCGTCTCCGGGCCGAAGTCACCGTCCTGCCCGCAGGGGAAGCCCCTCGCGGTCAGGGCCTGCTGCAGCAGGAGCGCATAGGCGCCCTTGTAGTCGATCCAGATTTCCGGATAGTTGGAGACGTCCACGACCGGATCCGTGCGCTCCGGAGCTCCGTCCAATGCGACGGCGACGTGGTGGAGCGTGTTCAGCAGGATGTCGCCTCTTTGCAGGAGGTCAGGCTTCTCGCGATATTCACGCCCACGGAGGACGCGGATCTTCCCGGTGGCCACGAAGACCCTCTCGAGGTTGCCTGTCCAGATGTCCCTCGGGATCTGCAGGCCGATCGACCGGGCGGCCACTGCGAGCATCGAGCTGCAGTCGCAGCTGCAAGGCTCTCCGATGTGGGGCAGGTCCCAGCCGATCCGGGCGGCTGCCTCCCACAGTGTCGTCCGTGCGCTCTGGCTGTAGCCGATCTCGTCGTTTTTGCAGATCGCCTCTACAGCTGCGGCGAAGCACCCCGCCAGCTCCTGATCGGTCCAGCGCAGGACGACGTCCCAGGGGCGATTATACCATCCGCGGATGTAGACCTCCCGACCGGTCTGGTCTCCCGGTCTGCCCCCACTGTACTGTCCCCTCTCGTCCTTTGCCGCCATGCCGATCCTCATGTCGTGCCCTCCTGCCGCTTGCTGAGTACGTCAAGTGCCCGTTTGATGACATCCGGATATGTGACACCCATGAGCCCGACGTTCTCGAGGATGCTCAGGCCTTCGTTGACGATAAAGCCGATGCAAACGGCATCACGCGCAAAGTCCGCGCCGATCACCAGATCCAGATAGTGCGCCATCAGGACGAGGCACAGGACCGCGGCCTTGCGGCACAAGCCCTTGAAGCCGGCACGGCTCTCCAGCGTCCCGGTCTCGGTCTTAGGCGACCGATGAAAGACTCCCGCGACGGCGAGGCCGCTGATGTAGTCGATGGCCATAAAGAGGATGAGACACTGCAGCGCAATGTCCCACCCGCCAAAAAGCGAAGCGATTAAGCTGCCGATCAAGCCGGCAGCTGTGCAGAAATATCCTCTCATGCGTTTTCCCTCATACAGTGAGGCTTATGCCTCGGGCTCAACCTCAGGCTCGACAGGCATCGGCTCATGGTGGATAAATTCCTTGTAACCTTCCGCCACATCCATCTGCTCGTCCACGATCGCCACCGAAGCCGTCAGGACATCCTGCGCGTTCCAGAGCGTCTGGCAAAGACCGTGATAGCTGACCTTTGCCGCTTCGACTGTCTGGAAGCCCTCCGCATGGATGAAATAAGTGCCATTAATTACTTTGATTACTGCGTATTTCATGTTTTATCTCCTCTCAATTAAGAGCAGTCAGTTCAGCACCGACTGTTGTGGATACTACGTTAGTGCCGACCGTGAAGGTTGCACCGCTTGCGATGGATGCCGTCACTCTGTAAAGCTGTCCACCGATCAGGACATACTGACCGACAGAGTATGCTCTGGATGCTGTCATGCCGTCCTCGATGTAGGCGAGGTTGCTGTTGAGCAGAGCGATACGACTGTCGATGTATTTCTGGGTGTCCGCTCTATAGGTCAGGTCAATACTGCCGTCTGCATCCATCCACAGGGTGTTGTCCCCTAGCAGGGTTGTTACCTGCTCTGCGGTGAGGGTGTAGGTCTGAGGCTCTGAAAGGTCGCAAACAATATAGACGCCACTGACAGCAGTTTTGAATTCTTCCGCTGTGAGGTCTGAATACTGCGATGTTCTGATGTATATCTGCGAAGTACTTGTATTGCCGCTTATCGCATCACTGTATACTGTCCACCCGTTTCTTTGAGCCGTAACATATCGGTCACTCCGAATATTCAGAACTCCCGCTTTTTTCCCTGTGCATACACCGTAGAAGAATATATTGTCGGGATTCGTCGATGACTTCAACCATGTGATACTTCCGAGGTCAAACAGGCCTTTGTTCACAGTTAGTATCCCTGTTCCATCATCGTTAATCTCAAGACTGCCGCCGTAGACTGTACCTGCCGCTGTGGGGATGGCGAAGGTGTAGGTGTCCATCCTTTTAAAGGGTTCATAGGTCGCATCAGCAACAGAAGCAGGGCGAATCATCGGATAGAATGTGACATTGTTTACTGTCGTGCCGTTCAGTATCCTGATTCTGACTACATCCTGACCGCCACCACCGTTTATATAAGTAAAAGGCTTTTCAGTAGTCGATTGGTCTACCCAGTTATCATTTGCTCTAAGCTGAATATATGTCCCTGCCGGCGCACCGCTCGGTCTGCCTGTAAGGATATAATCACCGCTTGGAAGAAATCCAAGCGCACCCACTCCATAACCTTCTGTAAACTGGTATGTGCTGTTACCGCCTTCCGCTGTACCGTTCGCTGTAACGCTTCCGTCTGCGTTTTTGGTGTAAGTGATTCCAAATAGCGTGCTTGTTTCTTCGCCTTTGTTTTCAAGCAGATTCTTTCCCGTCCTCGTCACCTTAACCGCAGTATATCCCGATATCGGTCGCACGTTATCAGGCGAAGGATCACCGCTCCCCGACTGATGCGGCGACAGGCTCAGCGTCAGCTTTTTGGCAGGGATGCCGTCCGCGCCGTCTGTGAGGGTAAGGAGGGAGCCGCTGGCTTCTTCCGTCGGGAACGCGGTCAGGAGCTTCTCGACGTCGCCCAGCTGCTCCGCGATCGGCACAGCGCGGTCGAGGATCTCCCTGACGTCGTCAAGGTCATCGGCAGCGTCGAGGAGCTGCTGGAAGAGCTGCAGGTCGGACTCGGATGCCTCTCCGTCCGTAACCGGCGAAGGCTCGACCCAGTACGTAAAGTTCGCGGATCCGACCTTGTTGCCGGAGGCGTCGATGATCGAGAGCTCACAGGTCACGATGCCGGAGACGGGTGTCATCTGTTCCTCGATGGTAAAGCGCACGAAGCTGTCGAAGTAGGTGCACGCATAGGCGAAAATATGTCCATCGGACTTTTTGCCGACGATAGAGACGGCGCTCCCCTCCTCAATCACGAAGGGCTCCCCGTCCTGCAGGATCTGGACGGTGTACTCCCTCGCGCCATGATCTCCGAGGGAGACGGAGAACTTCGGGGAGAGCTGCCTGTTAAACTCGGGCGTCAGGTCGACGGCGATATCATAATTGAGAGTCATAGCTTTAGCTCCTTACATAAAGAATTGACATTTCCGGTGTGATCGAGCCCGTCCCTGCAGTGGATCCGAGCGTGATCTCGCACTGGTCATCATTGGATCCGAGCAGGCTCTGCGGAAGCGTTACCATAAAGGCCTTGCCGCCCGGGATATTATACGCAACGACAGAGATCGGCTTGTAGCCGGAGATCTGCAGGCCCGTAAATTTATAATTTTTAAAACCGTTTGCGCTGATCGCCGCCGTCGTTATCGACGTATACTTCCGCACGATAAAGTCCGAGCCGCTGAGCTTCTGGGCGATCTGCCGCGCCATAGATCCGACGAGGTTGGGATTGGCTTCTCTCGCGGAGAGGATCTTGTCGTCCGTCGTGACCGTGCTGTCCGCAAAAACGACCTGCTTATTGGTGAGGCCCTTGAGGCCGCGGACCGCTGTCTGTGCGAGGTCGAGGATCGTCGATGTGTTGACGCGGAAGGTGGCCAGCTGCATCTCATAGACGCCGTTGGTGATGTTGACGTTGGCGTCCCGCTGCATCGGCGTCAGCTCCGTGCCGGTCTCATACCTTACAGAGAGCGGCTCGCCCGAATCGGACAGGTCCATGTGGAGATAGAGCTGGCCGAGGAGCGTGCCGGAGCTCGAGAGGACGACCTGCACGTCTGTCGCAGTGATCTCGACAAACCGCCCGCAGATGATAGCGTAGCCGGTGGCGATCCGGAGCGTGTTGGCGTCCGCGATCGTGACCTCGCAGCCGTAAATGATGCCGGAGGCAGGCAGGGCCGCCTCGTAGAGCACGCCGTCATCCGTTGGCGTGACGGTCTCGCCCGAAAAAGTAACAAGTCTTACTGCCATGTTTAAAACCTCTCTTTGATCAGCTGGGTGAGATCCAGCCGGATGCTCCCGAAGATCAGCTTAGTCGTCAGGCCGACCGTCTTACCGGTGAGCATCGACGTGTAGATCTGACCGCCGGATATGATATAAACCTCCCGCCCGATCTCAAGCTCGCCGGGCTTAACGAGCGGGTCGCTGTTGAGGACCGTGAGCTCGATCAGGTTGCTGTAGCTTGCCTGATCAAATTGCCGGTCCGCGGCAAGCTGCGCCGCCAAGTCCCAGGGCTCCTGATCGGACGGCGTAACCGTCGCGATCGAATAGATAACGGGCGTGATCCTGTCCCGATCCTCGTCATCATAGGTGCGGTCCGTGTGCTTGTAGTATGTCCGGCTCACATTGAGGTCATCGTTGTTATAAACGACCAGCTTGTTGACGTCGACCGAAGTCTCACCGAGGCTTATGTTCTTCGAAATAACACTCGGCAGATCTGCCTCGATGTAGTAGGGCGTCGAGCTCACGACGCCGATCCGGATCGTGATCGTCTTGGCCGTAAAGTCCGGCACGACATAGAGGCCGACTTTGTACTTGGCGAGAGCCGGCACGAGGATCTGGTCGTACAGGTTGACGATCGCATAGTTAGACATCCGGTTACTTGCCGTGATGTAAAAGTTCCAGCCCGTCGTCGAGGAGATCGTCTCCAGCTGCAGGCCGGGGATATTCTGAAGCGTGTCAGCGTTGACCATCCAGTTGGCCCGGATCATCACGCGGATCTCCTCCTCCAGGGAGATCATGCTCCCCTGGTCTGTCGTTACAAATAAGACCTCATTGCCGAAAAATGCCGGCAGGAAGGGCTCATATTCGATCTGAGTTACCGTATGCGAGAGCTTCGCGTCCGTCACGACCTTGACGACGCCGAAAAAATCCTGCTCGTCCCGGTAGATGCGGATGTAATCGCCCTTCGCGACGTCCGGCGTATACGGGATCGAGATGCTCGAGGCCTTCGGGATCAGGTAATCGACGGAGTACGTCGCGAGGTTGGCATTGGTGTGGTGCTTTAGAGTGAGGCTCCGGTCAAAAATCTCTACGCTAAACGGTGTCATACTCGATCATTGCCTCCACCTGCAGCGGGATCGGATCCGCCGAGTCTCCGCTGACTGATATCGTATTCTGACCATACTGCAGATTGATAAACCGCTCCGTCCCGAAGTCACTGCTCTGGTATAAGTCGACGATGACGTTGCCGGCCATGTCGAGCTTCCGGAGCTGGTACGGGACGACCGTGGTGTCGATGACGAGTTTGCGCCCGCTCTCGATCTCTGCAAAGACCTTCCCAGTCGCGACCAGCTTGTTGTCGACGTAGTGCCTCCATGCCGGATTGACACAAGGCCCGTAGATCGTGATCCTGCATGGTGAGTCTGCTGCCGACTCGCTCCGGATGATGATGCTCTGCGCGACGCTGTTGGTGTAAGTATAATTATACTCGTAGTTATACTGCTTACCGCCGGAGCCGGCGCCCGCGTCGTTGTACTCTGACACTAACTGGTAGAAGGGCGTCGAGCAAGTAAACTCAATCTCGCTCTGCAGCGGATTGCTCTCGTCCTTGTCGATCATTGTGATCGCTCCGTCCCTTCGATAGACCACATCGCCGGGCTTGTATTCCAGATGGAGCGGACGGTGCTGGCAGAACTTCGCGAAGTTGAAATATTCACGAGGCTGCCAGAACCGCACCGTCCCCTGGATCTTGCCCTGCTCGGCGTTATATGAAAGGAGCTCGTAGTGCGAACCGATCCGGGCGTACTCCGTCGCAGCAGAGAGCCCGAGGCCCTTGACCGTATGCAAAAATCTGTTCTGCCTCTCGGTGAGCGTGTAGGTGTCGCCGAGAGCATTGACTAAATTAAAGGTCCTCATGCGTATACCGCCATTCCGAGCCGCCTGTTAAGCTCGCCGTAAATGTCCTGACCGTCCTGCCCCCGGGCCTTTGCGAACTCAGGGAAGTAAGTGATCAGCAGCTCGAGGATGTAGCGCAGGGTCTCGTCTGCGTTTCCCGTGGCCAGCTGACCGGGCGCCCATCCGGCCATCTGCCTCTGATAGGAGGATGCCGTGCTGAGCGCAGCGCCTGCCATCGCCTCGTCGATCAGCCCGAGGTTCTGCCGGATGCCGAGCGCGACGCCGGCAGGGATCCACTGACCGACCTCGTCCCGCATGACCGTGGACGGGGAGCCGATGCCGAGGAGTCCCTTGAGCTTATCAACCGCGCCGCCTGCGACACTGCTGAGAGCGTCGCCGACGATGCTCGCGCCTTTGCTGATACCTTCCGCGATGCCTTTGAGGATATCCTTGCCAAGCTCCAGCCAGTCGAAATCCATAAAGGCGTCTTTTATGCTGTTGATGACCTCGGGGATCTTCTTGACGAGGTCCGGGATGCCGCGGATAATACCGGCGGCCAGCTGGGCGATGATCTCGATGCCCTTGGCAAGGATCTCCGGCAGGTGGCTCAGGATCGTTGTGACGATCTGGGCCATGACCTGCGCTGCTGCCTCAAGAACCGCAGGCAGCGCCTGCAGGACGCCATTGGCGAGCTTCATCACGATCTGCACGCCCTGCTGGAGGACCATCGGGAGCTTGTCGAGGATCGTGTTGATCAGGTCCGTCATGATCTGCCCGCCTGTTGTAATCAGGTTAGGCAGTGCCTGCCCGATGCCTCCGATCAACTGCGTGAGGATCTCACCACCGGCCATCATCATCATGACAGCATCAGCCAGGAGCCGGTTGACGAGACTGTTCAGCATCTCGCCGCCGGTTGCCATCAGATCCGGGATCCCCTCCTGCAGTCCTTGGGTCAGTCCGCCAATCGCCTGGACGCCCTGAGATGCAAGCCGGATCGGCAGCGTCTGCAGCGCCTGCATAATACTCTCACCGACTCCAGCGAGGGCCGTCAGGATGTTCGGCCCTGCCGCGGCGAAGCCCTGGAGGAGTCCGCCGATCAGGCCGGTGCCTGCCGTCAGCATCTGCGGGATAAAGCCCGCGAGCATCTCAATGCCCTGGGCGATGATATTGCCAAGAGCCTCGCCAAGGCCCGCCGCTCCCCCGGTCTTGATGCCGTTGGTGATCTGCTCCATTGCGCTGGAGCCGAAGGTGACGAAGTCCCGGAGCGCCGGAGTGACCGCGTCAGAGATCGCGATCTTGACGCCCTCGAGTGCTGACTTAAAGAGCGTAATATCACCGGACAGGTTGTCCAGCTGCGTGTCAGCCATTGCCTGCGCGGCTCCGGTGGTAGAGTCAAAGGCGGCCTGCAGGCCGTCCAGATCTCCGCCCAGAGCGTTGACGATGTCGTCAAACATGACACCGTCATCGGACGCGATCGCGAGATCCTCCGCGAACTGCCCCGCATTGCCTCCGGAAGTGTCCAGCGCCATGGCGAACTCGTCCGCGGTGATGCCGAGCTCGGACAGCCTCGTCTGCATACTCTCGAGGCTTAGGCCCATCGGCTCCAGCTGCGTGTCGAGCGCTGCGGTCGTGTACCAGGCGCCATCGATGGACTGCGCCAGCTCGTCCCACCGCTCGCTGGAGGTTGCCAGGAGCGCGTTGATCGAGGCCAGATCGGTCTTGTTGAACATGGAGGAGAGCATCTGCGTGCGCTCCTGGTCGGTCATGCCGTCCATCGCCGCGGACAGATCGGCAAAAACCTCCTCAAGAGGCCTTAATGCCCCGGTCGCCGTGTCGTAAGCATTGAAGCCCAGGGCCTCCATCGCTGCGGCCGCTTCCTCGCTCTTGGGAGTGAGTGAGAGCATGATGTTGCGCAGGTGCGTGCCGGCCTCGGATCCTTTGATGCCGTTGTCGGCGAGGATGCCCAGAGCCGTCGACAGCTCTGTCGTGCCTCCTGCGAGGCCTTTGGCTGTGCCGCCGATCGTGAGGATTGCATCGCCCAGCTGCTCGACCGAGGTATTGGACTTTGACGATGCCCTTGCCATCTTGTCGACCATCAGGCTCGTCTCGTCGAGAGACAGGCCGAGGGCGGAGGATGCATCCGTGATCATGTCAGAGGCGCGCGCCAGGTCCATGCCGCCTGCAGCGGCAAGGTTTAAGACGTTCGGCAGCATCTCCATCGAGGTCTGGACGTCATAGCCCGCGAGGGCCATGTAGTTGAGGGCATCCGCGGACTCTTTGGCGCTAAACGCCGTATGAGCGCCCATCTCCTGGGCATACTCGCGAAGGTTGCCGGAGAACGTTCCCCAGGCAAGATCGACCGTGCCGACGCTGTCGGCCATCTCGTCCATTGTGAGGCCCATCGTCGCGGCGACCTGGGACATCGACGCATCGAAGTCCATGCCGGTGCTGATCGCATCGGTGACCATCTTCCCGATGCCCGCGGCCGCCACGACGCCGCCCAGTGCCTTGACGAGGCCGCTGCCGAGCAGGCCGCCGGCGGATGTGCCGGCGCTCGTAGCCTCTCCGCCGATCAGCGAGGAGATGGATCCCGAGATGCCCTGAGCAGACGGTACGATTTGCACATATGCTTTACCAAGATCAGGCATTTCTCTCTATCCTCTCCAGTAACATTTTGCGGGCCGCCTCAAATGCCGCACCCGAATCGAATTTTGCAAGATCATCCTTTTCGCGCCTCTCTCCAAACAGGAGCGGCGTCAGAGGATCCGGCCGGCCCTTTCCCTTGGCCGCGTCCTTGGTCTTTGACCACTGCAGCCAGATCACTCCGTCGAGGATCCTCGTCAGGAGGACGAGCATCGGGTCCACTTTGGCGCCGGACAGCGCCATCTGCGTCCTGGATCTCTCCCCCAGTCCTAAAGCGAGCACCGCGGCCTGATCCGGCTGCAGTGCCCGTATGTCATAAATATGGTATGTCTCTGCGAAGTCGCAGGTTAACGCATCCGGATGCCTCGCCATCAGGTAGGCGAGGAGCGTCAGTTTTTTACTGCCTGCCCCCGGACTGCTGCCACGATCTCCTTGTATTCGGCAATCATCGCCTCCGCTCCGACCGTAGCCTGCCCCTTGGCGAGGTACTTCGCCAGGCGCTGCGTCTGGTCCTTGCCCAGTACGAGCTCGACCAGATCGATGACCGCAGCCGCAGCCTTGGCCTGGTCATCGACCTGGACGTCCCGGAGCTTCGCGACGAACTGCCAGGAGCTGAGGATCTCATCGTTGACAGCGTAGTGAAAGCCAGATCTAGTAGTGCCTTTTACGATCATCGTCTACCTCCTTGTCTGCCGCTTATGCCGCAGGCTTAACGATGTACTCGTAGTGAGTGTTGCCCTGCGCGTCAGGCAGGCAGGAGACAGTTGTCTCATAACCGATCGCCTCGTCGTCTTTATAAACGACCTCGCCGACTTCGCTGACTTTGCAGTTCGGGAGGACGATTCGCTTAAGAACGCCGCCCTGCAGGATCATGTCGATGACGAGCTCCTGGTAGTCCAGGTCCTTGGCGTTCGCCTTAATGGTGATGCCGGTCGCGAGCGTGCCGGTCACGTTGGCGTTGCCGTAGACCATCTTGAGGACTTCCAGGTTCATGATCTCGATCAGCGTAAAGGTGAAGGTGTCCTCCTTGGAGGTCACGATGTTGAGCACCGTGTCGCCGCCCCATGCCTTGATGTCCTCAGACTCGGGTGTGTTGTTGTTAGTGACGCCGTCCTCCGACACGTAGCCGAGGGCCGCAAAGGCGGCGTCCAGTGCTGTGTTTGCATCCGTCGGGAGAGTCGAGCCGATCGGGGCCCTGGAGATGGCTCCGGCGATGGCAGGCTTGCCAGCGGACACATTTGCAACTGTATTAGCCATGTTTATATCTCCTTAATAATGTGTGACATCGAATACAGACTGAAAGCGCATCTGCTCCGAGTCGGGATCTGTAAAGTTGTAAGAGGAGTTAAGCCGGACCGCGGTGATGCCATCCAGCTTTACGGCGTCAAGCATTGCCTGACGCGCATCCTCATCCAGCGCCGCCGCTTCGATCAGCGTCTCCGCATTGGACTGGATCGCGAAGGTGGTGGTGTAAATGTGATTTTCCAGGGACATCCCGGTCCTCTCGACCGTCACGAAGCGCTTTGGCTTTTTGACCGGCACCTGCGCCGATACGGGGACCGGGCGGAGGGCATCAGAAAGATGTTTAATTATTACTGCGTCGATCATGATCACCCTCCGAGCGCTTTGAGCAGCGTGTTGTTATTGAGGTTATCCTTGCGGGCCGCGCTGGTGCTTGCGTGCACGCTCGCGTTGACTCGGGTTTTTCCCGTGTAGGTGTCGACCGTGTAACCTTCACCGCAGCGGCTCCGGACCTGGTCAGCGTACTGCTTGCAGATCCCGGCCATCTCGGAGCTCTTGAGGAGCTCCTGCACGCCGGCAGAGTTGAGCTCAAATTTGACTTTACTCATAGCGCTTTACCTTGATATTGTGTTTCCACTGCAGCGGGACGTTGGCGTCGATGCCCCGGATGATGTCGCCATAGGTCTGGTACATCTCCCCGAAGATCTCCACCCGGCTGTCGAGCCAGTTGTGGGTGTCCCCATAAGGGATGCCGAGGACATACTCGTCATGTACGCCGGCGAGCTGGACCGTGCTGTTGTCTTCATCCGACGTGGCCGATCCGACCAGGACGTCGTCGATCTCGACGGGCGTCTCCTGGATGACCGGCACACCGAAGTCGTCCACGCCGATCTGCTGCCGCTCGTATAAAATTACTTTCGTTCCGTGCAGCGCCATACTTCCATCGCTCCAATCTGCTGCCTCAGGATCCCGAGCCTCTTGAGGTCATTCTTCATGATGCACCCGGCGATTCCGCCGCCGGGGATCGCATAGGAGCCGCTCCAGGAGTAGCCGAGGCCGCTCTGGGACTCCTGACTGTAGACGTCGCCGGTCGTGCTCTGCCTGATCGCCCTGCCGACGATGTCCACCGTCACCAGCTTGGCGACGCTTGCGAGGCTCTCGGATGCCTCAATCATCGCGTCCAGATCCTTCCCCGCGTCGACGGCATACTGCCGCAGCGCGTCGCAGATCAGCGGGAGCATCGCCTCCGCTTTAACCTGCTCCGACGCGCTTAAAGGCCGGAAAAGGACCTGCACGTCGTCGATGGTGGCGTAATTACTTGCCACGCTTCGCCGCCGTTTTCTTCTTGGGCGCCTCGTCTGCAGGCTTCTCAGCCTTCTCAGGCAGGACGTTGACGGGCTCCCAGTTCTCGCCAGCGCACGGTGTCGGGCTGGACACTGTCGCGCCGGTCAGCTTGTGCTTGTATAAATACATTTAGGATCACCTCCTAAAAAGGAGGGAGGGCGCAAGGCCCTCCACTCTTATGTGGTTGCGATGATGCGCGCGAACGCGGTCGGGTCGAGGATGGTCCAGCCGATGTACGCCTCGCCTCTGAGGTATACCTGGTTGTGGCCCTTGAGGTCGCCGGCTTCGCTGTTGTCAGGGTTGCCGTACTCGATCACCTCGATCGGCAGCTGGCGGCTGTAACCCCAGCGGAAGAAGTCGCGGAAGTTTCCGACGATACCGCGGTCGACGCCGCTGTTAAAGCTGACCGTGCTGTTGGAGTCAACCGGCAGGCCGTTGATCACGCCGGGATTCGCGCCCCAGGCGAGCTCGGGGAACATGAGCTCGTTGGAGCTTGCGCCCTTCTTGAGGCCAGCCAGTGCGCTCTTAAGAGCCGGAGCCATAGCTAAGCCAGTGACCTCGTGCTCATTGCCCTCGACCAGGCCGATCGCTGCCGCGATGTTGTCCTGAGGAGTGGCCGCCGCGAAGTTGACGGTCTGGGTGACCAGGCTGTCGAAGTGATTCGTCCCGATAGTGGCCGTCGCTGCGGTCCTGCTGCGAGGATCCAGACCATGGAAGGCCATGATGTCGAGGCCGCGGGCCGCTTTAGCTGCCCAGCCTTCCGCGAAGGTCCTGAGATACTGCAGCTGAACTTCCTCGGCGGCGAAGCGGAACTCGTCGGAGACTCTCATGCCATACTCGACCTTGATCGGGTTGACGTTCTTGGAGCCGATCGTGCCGCCGCCGTTGGACTTGGCCGCGTTTTCTGCAACGATGCTAACCTCGTTATCGAACGAGAACGTGAAGATGGTCTCGCCGTTGAACGGGATCGGGGAAGCTCCGGAGAGCCTTGCCAGGGAGGACTTGCCTCTGACCAGGTTGATCATCTCGTCCACGAGGACGGGAGGGAAAAGAGAGCCTTTAGATAAAGTTGTACCCATGTTTAAATCTCCTTATTTACTGCGAGAGCTGTCCGAGGAGTGCCATATAGGCCTCATCGTTGGCTCCCTTATTGCTGGAAGTAAACGCGCCGAAGGGCGTCTCTGTGGACCGCATCGGCGGAGCCGTGTGCGGTGTCATGTAGGCCGCGAAGTTTTCAGCATCGGCGGTCAGCTCCTCCTCGGTGTCTCCGATCAGGCGCTCCGCCAGCTCCAGAGCGATGCCCTTGCTGTGTGCGACCCGCTGCTTGAGCAGGCTCTTCTCGGCTGCGGTTGCGCGATCCGTCAGGGCCTTGACCGTCTCGTCCACCGTTGCGGCCTTTTCCTGGGCCTTGGTGAGCTTATCGGTGAGGTCACGGATCTGGTCGGCGTTCTTGCCGTCGAGCTCCTTCCGGAGCTCCTCGACCGCCTCAGGCGAGAGGTAGTTCTTGTAAAGCTCCTTAACCTCCCGCTCTTTCTGGTCGAGCCGCTTCTTAATAGCTGCGTCAAAATCTTCCTGGGTTTCGATTGGTGTAAATGTCATTGCTCTTTGCCTCCTCTTTTACCGTGAGTTAACGTTATTTAGGCGTTATTACTATTGATCAGGCGGATGCCTGCTAATAGCTGACTGATTGCCTCTTGCGCGGCTTGGTAGTCGCGCAGAGCCAAAACGCAAGGACCGCGGACTCCATGATCATGATGTCCTGGTCGTCCGTGAGTGTTTTGAAGCCGTACCCGCCGCGGGATCCGATCGGACGGTGCTCGCAGTTGGTAACCACTGCGGCGAGCTCCGGCTGTCCGGAGTGCTCCAGCGTGCCCTGAGCGATGGCCGTCTCGAACAGGCTCGAGCTCTCAATGACCTCGGAGACTGCCGGCAAGACCGGATTTTTTACGCCCTTGTCCCGCAGCTCCTCGACCAGCGTCTTCTGGCCGCTCGCTCCGTCGATGACCACGCCCTTCCGGTGAGGGTTGAGGATGTAGTCGATGATCCACGAGTTTCCGAAGCGCGTCGGCGCCTGGTCGATCGCCTCGACGAAGATCTTCCCGTCCGTGGTGCGGGCCGCGACGCTGATCGCGACCTTCGTGCCGTCGAGCGAGTACTTGACACCGAAAAAGCGATCGGGCTGCAGCTCCGGGGCGTCCACCTGCAGCGCCTCCCACTCTGCGGGAGTGATGCAAGCGTTGCGCTTGTAGGAAAGCCAGAGGCCCAGGCGCTGGATGGCGAAGTCGATCTCACCGTTGGCCAGCTCCGCGCGGATGTTTCTTTCCGTCAGGATGTAGCCGAGGCTCGGGTTGTACTTGTACCAGAGCCGGGTGTCCGCGACGTCTCCGGGCATCTCTGGGATGGACCACTCGGCCCAGCCGATCTCGTCCGCGGTGCCGTCGATGACGGACTGCCTCAGGCGCTGGAAGACGTCGCCGCCGGAGGTTGCCGTCGGAGGCGTTCCTGTGATGACCGTCTGCGGGTTTTTCGATGCTGTGACCGTGTAGCTCAGAGCACTCGCCTGCTTGGAGGTGTACTCCTGCGCCTCGTCGATCACGAGCAGATCAAAGCCTTCACCCAGGCCGCCGTTGTTGGTGCGTGTCCGGAAGTCGATGATCCCGCCGCCGCTGATCTCAATATGCTCGAGGCCGTACTGCTTGGACGCAAAAAAGGAGCGCTCCGGCATCTCTTTCTGTTTCCGGCTGTGCTCCTCATATCCCGCTTTTTTGAGCAGGGTGTAAAGACGGTTAAAAGCATCGTGTGACGCGGTCGTGCGGTGCGCGGTGTGACAAATCTTCTCGTTGTTGCAGATGATCCCCCAGAACTCCCGCGCCGCCAGGATCTCGCCCTTGCCGTTACGGCGGGAGACGCAGAGGCCATACTCGATGTAGTGCCAGATGCCGGAGGCATCCGATCGCATGATCGCCTTGACCTGCTTCCCCTGCCACGGCAGGAGCTCCTGACCTGTCGAACGATAAAGGTCTATAGCTTCCTGTCCTTGCGTGCGATATTTAGTTGTAGGCACGTTAGTAAAAGAGGGCGACTGCTTACCAGTCTTTGCCATCTCTTACCTCCGTTTGAGCGCCTCCCGGCGCTGTCTGGCAGCTTCTCGTTCTGCCTCTGCTCTCGCGAGGTTCTCCTCGCGGATCTCTCTCGGTGTCGTGTCGGGTCCTCTTACGCTTTTCATTCTCTCAATCTGCTCCTCCGGTAACTCCCAAGATCGTTTACTCCAGACCGACTGAG